TTCCAATAGACCGTACCGGTGGGTTCCTTGCTTGACCCAGTTGAGAGCCTGAGAAGTTGAATCGGTCTGGTCGTCATATTTGCCGGCCGGAAAGCTGGTCAATTCGTGAACGTAAACTTTCAGCCATGGTGCCTCCGTGGGCAAATAGACCAGCCCATTTTCGAAGGTGCTGGTAACGGAGTGCAGCCGCATGGTCTTATCCAGCCCACCCGGCTCAAAGGGCGTCACTTCACAAACGCCATCCTGCCTTAAATCCTGGATCAACTGGGTGCCGGAAGCTTTATCTTCGATCAGAATATTGTTGGGATGAAAACGATCGGCCTGGGCTGCGACCGCCCGCTTGAGCTGAGGGTACTCCAGACGTGCTCGCAGTACGTGCAATAGGTACAGCGCTCCGTCTTTAAGTCCCCAGGTGGTGCAAACGCTATAATCGCTCAGTTCGGTGGGCTTATTAGCCGTATCCCAACTCTGGACGATGAGATCAAAGTTGGCTGGCTGCTCGCCAGGGACGTAGTATTTAAGCCAGTTCGTCTTGATCATGCCGCCACCCAGCGGCGAAGGTGACTGTTGGTATTGCCAGGCGAAGTTGTATTCGCCAAGCGTTCGGCGAAGTTTATTCAGCACTTCCAGCGGTTCCCGTTCCGGATGCAGGGCTTCGCCTGCCTTGCGATGAACGACACGCGTGTGAGCAAAGGATCTGACAATGTGAGTCTCGTCGATTTCGGCGATGGCGGGGAGACTAGCATGATCCCAGGGCTCCTGTTCGAGGACATGGCCGACCAAGTCATCTTGGTGGAGGCGCTGCATAATAGCAATGATGCAGCCCTTTTCCTTGTCGTTCTGCCGGCTGTACAGGGTATGGTCAAACCAGGCGTTTACGGCATTGCGCAGAGACTCGGAGAAGGCTTCCTCCGGTTTCAGTGGGTCATCGATGATGATGAAATCGGCGCCCCGGCCAGTCAGGACTCCCCCGACTGAAGTGGCAAGGCGAAAGCCATTCTGCGTGGTCATAAACTCTTGCACGGCTTGCTTGTGAGGCGATAGGCGAGTGGGAAACAGCCGTTGATACCACAGGCTAGTCATCAGGGTCCGGCAGTCTAAAGCATGTTTGTTGGCCAGATCCTGTCCGTAGCTGGCGCAGATGATCTGTGCACTGGGATTATGTCCCAGAATGAATGCTGGAAGCGCCACCGTTGCGGCGTGAGACTTGAGCGAGCGTGGCGGCACGTTGAGGATCAGCCGCTTGATCTGTCCGCGACGGCAAGCCTCCAGTTTCGCGGCTATCACTTCAAGGTGCAAATTATGCAAAAAGGGCACTTGCGGATTAAGTTCCAGAAAGGATCGGTGCATGAAGGTGGAAAAGTCATTACGAACTATGGCTTGATATTCGACTGGGCTTAGCATCATGACCTGTCGTCCCCCTTAGCTTCGTAACCTTTTTGTTGCACGGCCTCGTGCCAGCGCTTCATAATGCCGTCCCAGACCTCTTGATCGCTATCAGTCATGACTGGCTGTTGCGTGCCCTGAGCCAGCTGCTTGGCTTCGGCGTCTTTGGACAAGTCCACCAGCTGGGCGAGTGCTCGCAGATCTCCAGAAGCTGCTTTGTTAACCAGTTGTTTGAGCGCAGCCTCCAGCTTCGTGACCGTCCTGCGACGCCCGTGTTCATTGATCACCACTCGTTCTCGCAGAGTTTTCGTAAACATCGCGGCCAGGTTCAGGCTGCCCTTCGGTCGGCCCTTGGGATTGCCGGAGACTCCCTTTTTGAAGCGAGTTCCCACCGGCGGATTGCGGTACCCGACAGATTTATCGGAATCGTGGATATCGTCTGCTTGATCATCGCCGGTGCTCATTTTCGGCCTCCTTTTCCAACTCCTCGAAGCTGCGGCCGGAATGAGCGTGCGTCGCGGAAAGGCCCGTAAATCGTTGCCAGCGGCGGACGATCGTGTCCACGTACAGTGGGTCCAACTCGATGCCATAACAGATTCTTCCAGTACGCTCTGCCGCGATGAGGGTCGTGCCGCTGCCCAGAAAGGAATCCAGAACGACGTCACCTCTGGCGGATACGTCCATGATCGCGTCAGCCACCAGCGCCACCGGTTTGACCGTGGGGTGAAGTTCCAGGAGATTGCCTTCTTCGGTATTTCTCGAAAATGAATTTATACCTGGATAATTCCAAACGTTCGTTCTGTACCGGCCATATTGCCCAAGCTGAAAATTATTGCGATGGGATTCTTCACCCGACTTAAAAACGAAAATCAATTCATGTTGCGAACGGTAGAAGGTTCCCATCCCACCGTTATCCTTGACCCAGATACATAAATTCTTGAGCTCCGAATAGACTTGATTCGCAGCATCCAACGGCTCCCGGATATGCCGCCAATCGCTACAGATATAGTGAATGGAGCCCTCGGTGCTGTGGCGGGACAATAGCTCGAAGCTCTGCGACAAAAAGTCTTTGTATTCGCTGCGATTCATTTCACCCCTCGCCATAGCAAAATCGCGGTGCTGGATCGCTCCCAAGCCAGCTGCGTGACCAATAATCGGGACGTTGTAAGGCGGGTCCACAAAAACCATTTGCGCTTTGCGGTTTTGCACGAGCAGACGAAAGCTGGTTTCGTTCAATGAGTTCCCACAGAGAACTCGATGGCGACGGAGCAACCACAGGTCCCCGGTTTTCGAGACCGGTTTCGCATCCTGGATTTCTGGCAGGGAGTCGGCAGGATCGATTCTGCCTTCGATTGCCGGAGTGAGACTCTCGATTAAGATGTCGATCTCACCGACTTCAAAGCCAGTGGCTTCTAGATCGAAATCCAGGTCCACTTCGAGCAGCTCTTTCAGTTGTTTGGCAAGAAATTCCTTGTTCCAGGATGCCTGCTCCGCAAGCCGGTTGTCGGCAATCATGAATGCGCGGCGCTGTGATGCGGAAAGGTGATGAATGCTAATGGTGGGTACTTCCTTGAGGCCCAGGTGCTCGGCAGCCTTGATGCGAGCATGACCTCCAAGAACGGCTTGCGATCCATCGATTATCACGGGGCAGATGAAACCAAAGTCGCGAATGCTTTTCGCCAGTTGCTTGATCTGGCGATCACTGTGCTCTCGGGCATTCTCAGGATCGCGTTTCAGCTCCGCGATGGGCATGCGCACGATGGTGGTTGGCAGCGTTGGCTCTTTGCCGGTCCGATGATTGGGAATCCGGGAATTGAAATGCAGGTTTTGAGAAGAGATCTTCATAGAAAGAATTCTGCGACAAACGCTCGAAGATCTTGCGCTAACAATGAGTCCAAAAAATTACTTCCGGAGAACCTCTGGCGTCACAATTCCGAGCACTCAGAGCGACATGGGGGAAGAGGTAGACGGAGTGAGTTTTTTGGCTGCGTTGGCACGAGGATAAATAGGACGCTGTTCCACCGAGACGGTGTAACAGCGACTGAACTTGCGACCGCGCAGCAGCCGGCGCTGGCATTCCGTAGTCTGTGACTTACGAACAACAAGGCAACTCGGGCTGCGCTTGGGCCTCCACGCCGCCAAGATCCGTCTGACTTCTGTCTCCGAGATCCGCATTGCGGGAACATTCTCGCGGATATATTTCACGGCTTCGTAAATGGCTACACTGTATTTTTCGCCTCTGTCCCGAGCGAGACCGTAGGCATAAACCACTAAAACAATCCGTTCCAGCACCCACATCGGTTCTCGACCATCTTTTCGGGGTCTTCCAATCTTCTTCATAAATGCCCTTCAGCATTGACTTAAGACAAAGCGCTATGCGTAGAGAGTGCGAGGCTTGGAAGGGGCTGCGCCTGGAGGGAACCCGCTACTGCTAAGTAAACATTTCCAAAATTGCGGCGCCACGTCAATATGTTTCGATAAAAGGGGTGTTGATCGCTTAGATTCCAACCGCGAAGGCGCAGGGATTGCGAAGAAGCTGGGAGACTCAAAGTTCGGAAAAATCACGCAAAACCGCTGGATGGAGTCGCCACGAGCAGATTGGACTTGAAGTTTCCACCAAACGAAGCGTCAATGTCGGACTGGGAGGATTTATGCCGAATCTCGCCGCGACAGCTGTTACACAACTACCGACACTAAATAAAATCGCGCTGTGCCGTCTTTGGGCGCAGCTTTTCAACACCGACCCGCCCACCAAACTGCGCAGAGAACTGATGGTTCCAATCCTCGCTTATCGGATTCAGGAACAGGCATTTGGGCCTATCAACAGGGAGGCAAGGGGTCGGCTTCGTCAACTGGGTCAGGCATTTGAGAGAAATCCTGATCTAGCAATAGCTTCCGTCCCGTCCATCAAACCGGGAACACGTCTGGTCGACAGTGGCGCGATGAAGTACACCTGGTGAATGTCGAAGCCAATGGCTATGAATACCAAGGCGCGAAATATCAGAACCTTTCAGAGATCGCCCGTCTGATCACCGGCACTCGGTGGTCCGGCCCCGCATTCTTCGGAATCAAGAATGAGCAAAATAGCAGATCCAAGGAGATCCAATGACTTCTGATCAAAAACCGATCCTGCGCTGTGCCATTTACACTCGAAAGTCCTCGGAAGAGGGACTCGAACAATCCTTCAACTCGCTGGATGCCCAACGCGAAGCCGGCGAGGCATTCATCCTCAGCCAACGGCATGAAGGGTGGCAAGCTTTGCCTGCCCGTTACGACGACGGCGGCTATTCCGGTGGAACCATGGAGCGGCCGGGATTAAAACGTCTGCTGGAGGATATCCAGGCCAAGAAGGTCCATGTCGTTGTCGTCTACAAAGTGGACCGGCTCACTCGCAGCCTTGCCGACTTCGCGAAGATTGTCGAAGCCTTGGATGCTCGAGGAGTGTCATTCGTTTCCGTGACCCAACAATTCAATACCAGCACGTCGATGGGTAGGCTGACTCTCAATGTCCTTCTTTCCTTCGCACAATTCGAGAGGGAAGTCACTGGGGAACGGATACGGGATAAGATCGCCGCCTCGAAAAAGAAGGGGATATGGATGGGCGGTCCAGTTCCGCTGGGTTACGATCTCAAAGCCCGCAAGCTGGTTCCTCACCCCACCGAAGCCGCTCTCGTCTGCAGCATCTTTGAGCTTTATCTTAAGCTCGGTTGTGTCCGAAAATTGGCGGGACAGCTCAAACGTCAAGACGTCAAGACGAAGACCTGGGTGACAAAAAACGGAGTAATACTTGGCCGAACAGCCTTTGCCCGTGGTCATCTCTACCTGCTGCTGCGCAATCGTCTTTACATCGGTGAAATTCGTCACCGCGAACACTGGTATCCGGGCGAGCACCCCGGCATCGTGCCGCGGGAGCTGTGGGACAAGGCC